CAATGGTGCTGGCATTCTATATGTAACACCTTTGTCAGCATCTCTGTTACCTGCCGCTACAATAAGAACATTGTCTGGTAGTACATAAGTACCAACCTTACGGTTAAGGATTAATTGATATGCCGCCGCTTGTACAGCCGGTGCCGCAGAGTTCATTTCGTCTAAAAACAAAACGATAAACTTATGCTTCTTAGCATCTGCTTCTGTTGGCAATTCTTGCGGTGGTGCCCAATGCATTGTATTATCATTTGAACTATAATACGGAATGCCTTTAATGTCTGTTGGATCCCATAGTGACAAACGAATGTCAATCATATGTGCATCAATTTCTTTTGCAACTTGTCCAACGATATCCGATTTACCAATACCTGGTGCTCCCCAGATAAACAACGGACGTTTCTTTTTAAATGCTCTAACAATGCTCTTCTTTGCACTATTAGGACTTACTGTTCTAACTGCTATATTTTCCATGTTGTATTCCTCTTTCATTTTGTTCAGTGCCATACTTTAATTTCTAAGTATGTATATATTATAGCACCTCGTATTCAAAAGGTCAACCTAAAAATGCAATTTTTTTAAGAAAAAGAATGTAGTAATATCAAGGGTTTAGCTCTTCGTCTGTCCGTTTTAGAGCTTTGGCTAGTCCATATTTACGGACATCTCCACTAAAAAGATGTAATTCCATGCTCTTTTTTTCACTTGTAACTGTTACTGCTTTGTTAGTTACGTAGTAAGGACAATCGATAAACTTATCTAAGAACAATATAATTTGGGTTGTTATCTTAAATTCTGGTGGAAATGGAATTTCATATGTAACCAAATCCAATTTGTCCATAATAAACATCATGCCTTCGTCAGTTAGACGTAAGCCGCCAACTGCTCTAGTGTTTTGCCACCATAACGGCATGTACTCTTTTAACGTGCTTTCACTAATACTAATGTTGGCCTGTTTTAAGAATACCTTGGTATAGGTTTCTTTCCAGTTCATTTTAGTCTTCTTGTACTGTTGTGCCGGAAGTTAGTTTTACGACGGTAAAATCTTCAGTAGTGAATAGTTCGTTGAGTTTACTTGCTAGGTTATGTGCATGTCCAGGATTGCTAAAAGACACTTTCTTATATTTAGGTCCAGGGTAATTAGTAAGTACATTAGATGACTTTAAGTTAAAAGGTTTACCCTGATGGAAAACTGCCCAAATAGCATCAGCCTCTAGAATTTGTTCGCTTCTATAAGACTTTTTATTTACATGCTCTAGCAATACTTTAGGTTTTGGTCTACTCATATATCGTTCCTCTATCATAAGTATTTATCCAAATGATGGAGTTATATGCGTAGTTTACTTGGCTACTTCCACCCTTGTCCGCCACCGTCTACAGTAACATTAATTACTTCTTCAGCGTTCTTTTCCTGGTGTACTAGAGCTTCTAATTCGCCGTGTAAGCGACTCATTACACTTCCGATAGTCAATGCCAAGTTCTTAGCATCTCTAATGTTAAGTGTAATGTCTTTTAATTGTTGGTTGTCAGCAGTCTTAACTTTGTCAATAAACTGTTGTAAAGGAATAGTGTTTAATGGATTAACGGTTGGCACGTGATAACTCCTGACGCATTTCGATCTCAGTCTGGAACGGACCTCTATATTCGTATGATTCTAATGTTACAAGTTTAGGACAAAAACTCTTTACCCAACCCTTGTCAAAGTGAATACAAAAATAACCTGCACAATATAAGCTCTTAGACTTTTTACTTTTAGTAAACAATCCAAACTTTCTTTTTACATCAAACATACTATTGTAAGGAACAGTACTAGTTGGTAAGTTATAGATCTCTTTTGAAACACTAGGTTTTGCTTCACTAACACCTGACTTATTCCAAAGTAGTGTACCTAAGTTCTTTTCAACAATACCTTTAGTATCATATATGTAAGTTCCTGTATCGCAACTGTACATATATTTGTTATCAGCATCACGTGATAGTGTGCCTTTCTTTTCGTTCGAATCAGTATCTTCAATGATCCAAAATTTATTCTTTAGTATTTCATTTGCCTTTAGTTTTGTCATTTTACAGGGTACCTCGCTTGTAGTGGTTTTGCATATGCTTGTGCATTATCGGAAATTCTTTGCATATCGTATATAGCACAGAACTTCATAAGACGCAAGCCAACCTGTGAAACATTCTTAGGTTGTGCATTTTCGTTAATAGTGTTAAAAATCTTTTCTTTAATATTCTCAGGTTGTGCAGTTAAGTCACATAGTGTAACATTACGTTGATAGTCATCTAGTACACGATGCTCGTTACCTTCATGATCAGTCCAACGTTGTAGCATCAAGTTATTCCAGTTATAGCCTTTAGTACCTTTATCTTCGTATGCTTCTAGTAAGCCTACTTTGTTCTTAGTACCTTTTTTACGTACACCTGGGTATGCACTAAACACGTTATCACTTGTGTCGCCTCGCATACACTTTTCAAATAGCATATAGTCAGGTTGTGGAGCAGGCTTTTCTAAGCCAGTCTTTTTATCAATAACAGGTTGCTTTTTCTTATCATCAAAGTAACCTTCATGTGTAATAATTGTATTGCTAACACCATTGTATTGTGATACATTAGGTGCAATTAATTGTGCAAAGTCACCATCAGTACTAATAATAACATGCTCATCATCTGGGTGTGCTTGTGTCCAACCTGCAATCAAGTCATCTGCTTCTAGTTCAGGATGTTGCATTACAGTACAATTAGTCTTTGTAGTTACAAAGTCTTTAAATGCATCAAACGTTTCCCAAAAGATCTTTTCTTCTTCTGCTTGACTAGGGCTAAGTGCATCACGACTTTCTTGTCTATTACGTTTGTAAGGCTCGTAATAATCTTTACGCCAACTACGACCTTCTAAACAAAATACAATATGATCAGCTTCAAAGTCTTCCCATGCTTTCTTAATACTATTAAGTGTAATATGGAAAGCCATACCTACCTTAGTATCTAAGTCGCCACGTACTACATGCCGAGCTCGAAAGAAAGTGTTTGCTGTATCTACTAGTACATATTTCATATTACCGTCCAAATCTATTATATTGTATGTATATTATACAACGAACTGCCACACAAGTCAACCTAAATCTAAATAATTTGAGCAACCAGTTTTGTGTTGTCATCTGCTTGACCCCAACTGTCTACAGTAGCACCAGGTCCAATATCAGTTAAATCACGTTTAACAAACAGTTCAAGTTGTGAGTTTTGGTGCATTGCAGTTGCACCTACTTCTTTTTCACTTAGGATACATACTCCATAGTGAAAGCCTGTATATACAATTTTAGTAATATTATTTTTATTACAGTATTTGATTAAGGCTTGTCTTTGATTCATTTGTTTCCATTTAGAGAAGTTAGCTATTGGATCCTTCTCTTTGTTACAAACTATAAATTTATGTTTACAATCTTTAAGATAGTAATCAATCTTTTGGCTTGTTCGTATCATCTCATGTGGTAGCCATGGCCACATAGTATCTTCTTCCCAACCCATATTACGGTGTGGGTGCATAACTAACCAAACTGCTTGGTCTTGCAATGTAGCTAATTGTCCTTGAGCTTTTTTAACTTGCTTCACTTTTACCATCTTCTCTAGAAACAATTTTGATATGTCCAGCATCTCTTTGCGGATCATGTCCTTGTTCTGTTAAGATAGTTCGAGCAACATCTTTAAACCAACTGTCTACAATAGCTTCATTAGTTTCGCCTGTGTAACCAGCATCAAGTAGTTGTTCAATAAACTCGTTATTCCAATCGAGCTCAAAGAACCCGTTCTTAATATCTTTTGGATTAACTTGTGTATCTAATACTGCTACCCAAGGCTTCTTAGCTTTGGTCGCCGCTTCTTTTTCTTGTTCTAATAGTGTTCTTGAATTAGGCTCGCCTGTAACAGGTTCCTTTTTCTTAAACACATTTTTTAGTTTATCTAGCATTGTGTTTCCTTATAGTAGACCCTTTTCTCTTAATTGTTCATCAAGAGGTTTAGTGTCCTTTGTTGTATTTTCTTCTTGTCCTATTCTAGCCTTAATCAATTTATCAAGTTCCCCAGGCATTTCCGAATAAGCTGATGTGGAGTCTTGGAGTGAATCTCCATCCTTTTGCCATACAGGCTTCCGCCACGTCTTTAACATTGAGGGAATATTCTTCACTGCGTCCACCCAACGGCATAAGATATACTGGACATTGTACCCCGGCACCTTGGTAAGCCTCCACAGCTCTTTCAACTTCATCAAAGTCGTTTTGAGTAGCGACAACAAACTTGAGATACATGTCACTATCAATAACAGTATTATACTGCTCAGCCACATCAGGCTTAATAGCAGTATCCCAAGGTTCTCCACTAACACTAAGTTTTGGGGAACAAGACCAAGTGACTTGGATTCGATCTTGATCGTTGAGATAGTTGAAGAAATCGTCGTGTAAAATTTGTGTAGTGTTTGTTTCAAATGTAACATTTTTTAAGTCCTGCATACGTGGATGCTCGAATAGTTCGATATATAACCGTTGCCACGCTAGTAACGGTTCCCCTCCAGTTAATATTAAATGAACGTCTTGACCATTATCTTGTACCCACTTACCATTAGGTGTGAGTGAAAGTAAATGTTCAACAACGTCATCAACTTCAGCTAGTTTGTTGAAGTGTTTAAATTCAGGATAGATACTTGCATAAGTATCACAACCTGTATGTATAATAGGTAAGTCATTAAACTCTTTTGTAGTTTCGTGGACACCTTGATTAATAAGTTCCAGTACTTCTGCGTTATGTTTCTTACCTGCTTTATGTTGTTCCCAACGATCACGTTTCTCGTCAGTACCAAAGTTCATGCAACGAAAGTTACAACCAAAGGTACGTAAAAATACACTAGGTACTCCTACAAACTTACCTTCACCTTGTACACTATAAAATGCTTCTGAGTATCTAAGTTTAGCTGGCATTATAGTTCCTCTGCAATCCCTAATAGTTCAGCAACAAGTAAACCACCTGCTAACCAAACAATACTTCCTGTAAATAATGCTACTACACAACCTGCAATACGAATTGCACTTTTTACAAGACTAATATAAAAATGTTTCTTACTTGGATCCTTAGGTTCAGGTGCTCCAGGCATTATAACTCTTTCTGGAATGGGACTCATTGTACCACCCGCATTAATGGTTCTGTAGTCATTGAATCGTGATAGTCTTCGTTATAAAATCTACGAGTAGTTATTTCTTTACGTAACATACCGTCTTTGACACGATACGTAATAAACTCTTGTTTGATAACGCCTGTTAAATCTTTCATGCCATCTACTGTAGCTGACTTTAATGGTCCATCACTCATTTCGCATACTCCTGTTGTAATTTAATATTGTCCATAAACTCTTTCTTAGTACCTGCATCATCTTTAAATGCACCCTTAAGAACAGTTGTTTGTGTAAGACTACTATGTGCCTTTACACCTCTGTTTTCAACACAACCATGTGTTGCTTGGACATAAACACCTAAGTGTTCTGCACCCGTTGCCTTTTGAATTTCACGAGCAATGTCGTTTGCTAATTCTTCTTGCAACGTACCTCGCATAGCACACCATTGTGCAATACGTGTATACTTACTTAGACCAATCAATTTGTCTGCGGCAATAATACCTATGTATGCAACACCTCTAACAATCTGATGATGATGTGAACACATACTTGTAAGTTCACTACGTACTACTAGCATACCTTCATAACGTGATGCACTATCATTAGGAAATGCAGTTGCGGCTGGAATAGGTTCATAACGTCCTGCCATTAGTTCTTTGATATACATCTTAGCAAGACGTTTACCAGTTCCCATACTGTTAGGATCGTTATGCCTATCAATTACAAGTGCATCAAGTACACTTTCAAATGCTACAGTCGCTTCTTCAATTAGTGCGTCAGTATCACCTTCCTGCAACACTTCACTAATGTTATCGCCTGCCCAATGACGAATGTTTGCGTCTTGCAAACGGGCTTTGATCTGGTCACTTTTACTCATTTATTTCTCCGATGTTAAGGCAGTGGATTGCCAAATTTATATATATTATATACTTTATTTAGGTCTTTGTCAATGACTTTAAGCACCAAAATGTTTATCTAACATTTCAAGTCTGTCATGTGCAGTAGCCATTTTATCTAATTCTTTTTGAATAGTTTCGATAATATCACTATGCTCGCCAATTCCAACTACCTGTTGCATATAAACCTCTATGTTAGCCTTATGCAATTCAATCTCCGCTTCTGCGTGTTTCCTTGCCGCATTTACCATAATTTGTTTCAACATAAAATTCCTTTCTAAAATTGTGACGGCAAATATTCTGTAGCAATCATCTTATGAATCATTTCATTAAAATGCTCGCCATCTACAGTATGGTTGCCTACGTTGATGTCTTTTTGTTGAAGAAACCAATCTTCAACGGTCGTCTTTGCTACTTGGATATAATTGAAATCAAAAAATTCTTTATTCATTTCTTTTGGTATCCATGTCCAACTGTTTAGTCCAAACAGTTTTACTTTCGCACCGTTATTACGGCACAACTCTTGTATAATATATATCTCCTTAAACCACTCACGTTGTGCTTTAAGGCTCATAACTTCCATCCATGTTTTTACAGTCATGTAAGATTCTGATCTAAGATCAGGCTTTGCTAATTTAAAGTCTGGATCGTACATTGTTTTAAAAGGTACTTCTTTTTGAAAGTCCATTGGCCAAACTTGCATTGGTATGTCATTAACACTACCGTCATTTGTTTGATTAGCAGGATACCAACAGTCAATACGTCCTTTTGTAAGTTCTTTAACATACGTTGCATCTAGTGGTACAATGTTTTCGTAGTGTGTAGGAAACTGAATACTTAACCTAAAACGATTCCAGTAAGTCATTTGTACAACAACTTCTTTAATATCATCGTATGTTTTAAATAAATGACTTAACCATTCTGAATAAGTCCACCAACCGTTTTGCGGATTAGCAAATATAACACCGTCAGCATCTTTACTATTAATATAATGTTCAGCCCAGTTGTTATTATTCCACTTACCACTATAAGGCCAGTGTTCTTGTGTCATATCTTCTTTTGCTTCGGGCATATCATCAACATGATATCCACTTGTATGACTACAACCTATAGCGGCAATTCTCATGAATAAAATCTCTCTCGCATTGCTAAGTCTTCATCTTTATTATAACTTTGTTTTGTAGGAAGAACACCGCGAACACCACCTTGTGGATCGTCCATGTCTCCGTCACGTCTAAAAATTAAATGTACATGCGGATACATACAAGTTTGTCCTGCACTCTTTCCCATATTAATTCCCATGTTGTAACCTGTAATATCAGTTCTTTCACTTACAACATTTTCGTAACCCATAGTAACACCGTAGTTAAAACATTTCATAATAGCTTCGTGTGTGTTCTCACGTGGTACAATAAGTGTATGTCCTTCAGTAACAGGGTACTTGTCTTTATACACAACAAAATCTCTTGTACTAATCTCAACATCACTCCAAGGTGCTCTACCATCTGCTTGGGCTTGTTCTAAAGTATCAATTTTCATTTTACACTCCAATCACTTTTATTTTCAATAGCATATCTGCAACCATGAATATAGTCTTTATCTTCATCTTGCATAGCACTCCAAAACTTTGTTATCGTTTTAATGTGTTCTTCTACAACTGCTGGACGTTTAAGGTGATAGTTTTCTTCCATCCAACCTTGTAAGATATCCATACGTTGTTTAATTTTACGCTCGGTAGCATATTTTAAATTATATTCAGTCATTTAATTTTGGTAACCTTTTAATTAGCTTACGTGGTCTTAGCTTTAGAGCTCTATTCATTAAGTTAATTATACCACCTTTTTTAAAGTTTGTCAAGAATCTCTTACGATCTAATTCATCAATTAGTTCTTTTGTAAGTATACATTCCTCTAGACCGATCTTATTTGTCAAGTTAGGCGTTGTAAACTTAATGTAGCATAACGGGTCACCACGCTTAATAGACAGCTTAGAGCGTGTATTAGCGAATATAAAGCCCCAACTAATAGTTCTTATCCACTTGTGTATATTAAAAGAACCACCAACAACTTCTCCTGGGAACTTTTCGTTATGCATAAATGGTGGTAGTATTTCCATTAAGCACGGTTCGTCTGCAACAAACAAATAGTTTAAATTAAATTGGAACAATGGCTTTTTAACATCGTGCATATCTTCTTTAGGGTGTATAGTAAACAAGTTTTGTAATTGCTGTTCATCAACTTCATTGCTAGTAACAACTACTATTCCGTCTTTAACTTCTGCATCAAACGACACAGGTGACTTCAATAGAAACAGGTTATTGTAAAATCCTTGGTATGAAGGACAATCAATAATACCACGTTTGCTATAATTCTTGTTAACTACTTTTGGTGTTTTAAAACGTTCTGGTTCAATAACTAATAAGTCAGGGATTGCTCCAGCCCAACACCAACCTAAATTAGTCGTCATATTGTCCTACGTTTTCCCATGGATACACTAACCAAACATCTTCTTCAGCTTTGTTTAATGCATGACATGAATAAGTTACTCCGCCAAAGTTACTTGCTTCATTCTCTGTAAGTGTAGCAAACCTAACATTGCCTCCCCACACTCTGTGCCATTTATCATTACCTGGGTGGCAACCTGATTCCCAGTCTTCTGTAATCCACTGGAACGTTGCACCTGTATCGTTAATGTCATCTACAATTAAAATCTTTTTGGCTGTTGGACTACCTGAAGCAATTTTTCCATCTAGTACTCCGTATGCATCTTCTGCCATCCATGCCGCACTATCATTGAAGCTACCTGCTTCACCGTCACGTAAACTTACTTTAAGTGCTTCACAACGGATACCTGTCATGTTACTAATAATAGTAGCAGGGATATTTCCGCCTCTAGTAATGCCTACAATGTAATCAGGCGTCCAATTATCTGCGTACATCTGGTTTACAATTTGTGTACACATTTGTTCTACGTCTGTCCAACTGTAATAATGTTTCTTAATCATTTATCTTTTCTCCAAGGGTATGTTTCTTTCATTGCTAATCTTAATGGTCCTTCAGTATGTATTACAGGATCAAAAGGTACAAATTTAATGGTTGGTGTAAATCTGTGAAAATCTTTAAAAGGCGTAGCAGTATGTAATATATTACTTTTGAAAATAATCATACGCCCTGGTATTGGTGGAATAGCAATAATTTCTGGGTATTCTGTACCTGTAGTATTGTATTCATGTCTAAGGTTAGTAATGAACTTTGTTTCACCACCTTGGTTAATATCCCAGCTATTGTTTGCATAGAACATAAATGTCCATGCATTATCGCTTTCATCGTCTACATGATAGTTTGCAAGTTCACGTGGTGCAAAAATATTAGCATGAGATCTTTTTAATACTGATTTATGTACAACTGGTACATATTCTTCTAAGAACTGCCAAAGGCTATTAAATGTTTTAGTACCTGTGTAATCACCAGTACTCATTCCTGTTGGGGGTAAATCAACATCGTCAACTTCACCATACAGGTAACTCCAACTAGCAACTTCAGTTACTAGTTCATTTAGTTCAGGTGGCGTAAATACTTCATCGTATACTTTAATATCGCCATCTAAGTATTCTGTAATCTTAGGCTTCTGCATCTTTTAAGTATTCCTTATTGTCAATCCATTTACCATTTTTAACAAAGCCCCAGCTTTGTGCTTTCTTACCCATAAAGAATATGCTCCAACAAGGAATGTTATTCCCTTCAGAGTCTTTTGCAAGTTCTAACCAATGTAAGTCTTTTGCAGTTCTAAAACGTATATGTCCAGGTCCACGCCAAAACTTACCTTGTGGTGTATGTTCCCAATACCCACCTTTTAAAATAATAGCACCCCAACTCCATGGATGATCATGTAGTGTAGGTTCATCACTTACTAAAACTTTATGTAGTGTAATGTTAAAAGGAAAGTTTTTACGTTCTTTTAAAAACAAATAGTAACGGACAAGATATGGTATCTTTCCATCTCTGCTTGTAATTACTCTACGTCTGCCGAGTATGTCCATTATGTTAGAAAGGAAGTTCATCATCTAATTCACCTGCTTCTTTTTTACCTTTGTAATCCTGCTTAACTAAATCATACATAGTTTTAAAGTTTTGCCAAACTATTTTTAGTGCTGGATATTCTTTACACATTTCATTTATTTCATCTTCATCTAATGTATTTAGGTCAAACGTGTGATCACCTACATCAAATGTATATGCACCACCAGTAATTCCGCCTACTGTTGAACCTGGTACAGAAACTGTACTAGTAGCGGTGCTAGTGTCCATAGTAAATGTAACATCACTCATTGTATTAGAAAAGTCAAGACCGCCACCTAGTGACGACTCACTACCGTCTAAAGTAATTGTATAACCGCTATCGCTCTCATCACCCATTAGTAACTCCTTTATATAAAGCACGACCGTCAAAGAACTCTGTCTTTAATTTTTGTGTCTGAGTTAATAGTGCTGGCAAATAGAATTCGTAATTTTCTACATAGTCAACTAACTGTGCAACTACTTTATCTTTATTAATTTTATAGCTTTCAAAAGACTCAGTCCATTCACTTGGATATTTAAAGTCTTCTGTTGCCATTTCACTATAGCTCAATCTGTCTGGCATCATTGGAAGTGCATTTACTAAAGCACCTTCATACCAACTAATACCTAATGTTTCTTGTAGGTTAGCACTAAACACAACCTTTGCTTCACCTAGTAAGTTATGATATTCGTTTTTACTTAATGTTTGCTCTTGACATACAACGAATTCAAACTGTGGTAATTCTTCTTTTAAATCTCTAAAAATCTCAACTTGTTTCTCAGGAGCAACTCTATGCGGAAATAAAATTAAGTTTCTCTTTTCCATTCCTTTATAGCTATCTAAACTATTAGCCAAGTACTCCATAGGCCAGCCAACTCTGTGATTCTTGTTTGGATCCATACGTAAACTTTTTGCAAATAGATCAATATGAAATTGTGTAGCAAAATAGTTATCATCATAACATTCATACATACTACGTTCTGCATGTCTAACCCAAGGTTTGTCACCTATTAAGCGACCCAGGAAATCATGAGGATCATAAGAACCAGCATGCCATAAACCACCAATTCTGATGCTGACCCCAAGTAGTTCCGCCATATAACGAAGTTGTATAACAGTCGGGTTCCAAGCGTCCGTATAAAGGAAATAATCCCCATCTTTAATTTCTCCATTTGCAAACAGTCTACTAATTTCTAACATCTGTTGTGACTTGTAGTTATTAGTACCTGCAAAGTTAAGAAATGCCCCAGGCGTTGTAGCCTGAGGCACCTCTCCTCCACTAATGACAGTAACATTGGCATTAGTTGCACGTTGTAATTGCTTTGGAAGATATTCTTTCCACTGCTTTGTGTAGCGTGTATCTACTGCTTCAATGTCTACTATATATGTTGTCATTAGTTATTCTTCCTACCTTTAGCAAAGTTACCTTTGCCTTTGTTGTTACGATTCTTCCTTAGTTTGGAAGGATCTAAAAAGAATTGCCATGTACGGCTATTCTTGTTGTACAAATCTTTTTCATCGAACTTAAAACCGTAGTTACGACAAAAAACACGGAACTTATCCAGATCGTCAAAAATGCTGACAACCTCGGGCTTCTCTTCCCAGTACGACATTGCTTTACTCCTTTAGCTCTTAGCATACTCAATGTGGGCACCGTTCTCTCCATCTTCGGAGACATCGATGTGGACTTCACGTCCAGGATATTTGTCAATAATCTTCTCATAAAGATCATCTGACATCATTTCACAACTTTTGTAATCTACATTTAATTCACCTTCATATAGTTTTACTAACCAACGTTTAAATTGAATAAACTCAATATCTCTGTCATTATGTGTTACAGTGATACCGACTTTAAAGTGAAATATGTGTCTGTGTGGATAACCCAAAAAACTAACATCATACTCATCACCTGTTGCAAGACTAGGATCATCTAGTGCCGCAGGATACTTGTGGGTACCTTCTTTAGTAAAGGTTACCCAAATCATTCGCTTTGCATTTTGCATTGCGTCTTTCTTTGCCTGTTCCATATCTTCTTCTCTCATTCTACGCCCCATATAGTCGTAATAGCGTTCTTGTTGCATTAATTATACTACCTTTAATCATCATTGTCAACCGGATTATCATCGCCATAAGCTCTCCAATCCGTAAACTTGTTTCGTTGTAATAGCGGGTGAACATTGTGTACCCATACACCCGGATTAGAATGATCAAAGTCTGCATCATCAATCTTAATACAAGCATTGTAGTTAAGTTGATTTACGTATGGCAGTTTAACACTAATCATACTAATAAAGTTATGATTTTCATTAAACCCACTTTCAAGTATCCATTCATGATACTTTACATCATAGTCTAATGTAACCAAATATTTCTTATTAAGTAGGCCTTGTACAAGATCTTCCCAACTATCTTTTGGAACAAAACTGTGATTAGCACCTAAGTAAATGTGTTCGACTGTGTGTTCTTTTGCTTGTGCAAGAACACCATCTAATGGTTGACATCCTGTTACAAACAATGTGTGCAATCCTTCAGCAGGTGTCTTTTCTACTTCGTAACCTGTAAAGTAAATTACATCATCTTTTACGCCATCAGCATAATCACGTTTCATTTTTTAAGCCTATCAATTTGATCTTTTAGCATTAGTTTTGTTTTCTTTAGAGATACTAATAATGCTTTGTGTCCAAAGTCTCTTTGAGCTGAACGCTCTTTTTCTAACTCGTCAACTTTGTTAGAATAAAATTTATGATCTTTTGCCAATTTTTTTATACTTTTGCTTTGCTTCATATG